GGCATATGTGGAGGAAGACAGTATATAGCAGAACATTTCGATAAAACAGACTTAGATAGTTATTTTTTCTTTGAAGATGATATGTTCTTTTACAACGGTAAAGAGAATACCTGTAGAAATGGATTCAATAGATACTTTGACAACTTTTTTACTAAAATAAAAGAAATAGTAAACGAAGAAGGTTTTGACTTTCTAAAATTAAACTTTAGTGAGTTTTTTGGTGATAACCAGCATCAATGGTCTTGGCATAACTTACCTCAAGATAAAAGAGATAGGTTCTTTCCAGGTATAACTGAAAAACCATTTACTAAATACAACAACATTAAAAGCTTTAACGGTATACCTTATGCAACAGGTGAGGTTTATTATTGCAATTGGCCACAACTTGTAACAAGAGAAGGTAACCGTAAATTATTTTTAGAGACAACTTGGGAATATCCGTACGAACAAACATGGATGTCGTTTATTTACCAAAAGACTAGAGAAGGTTATATAAAACCTGGGATTTTGTTAGCAACACCAACAGAGCATGATAGATTCGAACATTATGATGCTGATTTACGTAGAGAAAACTAAATATATATTCTATTTAGGGTCAAGCCTATTTATTTTTATAGGAAATTACTTTTAACCCTAAAAATCTTTTAATATGAACAAAGATCAATTAAAGGAGCTTGTAAAAAAGTATTTTTCACTTACCGAAATGACTGAAACGGAAAACTCTTCAGAGGAAAAGCAAAACTTTGATTCAGCTACTTTAGTAGACGGAACAAAAATTACGAACAAAAAAGATTCTTCTTTTGCTGTTGGTGATGAATTGTACGTAGAAACGGAAGCTGGCGAAGAAGTATTGGCACCTAGTGGGGAGCATACTACTGAGAGTGGTATAACTGTAACAGTAGACGGTGAAGGAAAAATCACTGGAATAGCTCGCCCAGACGGAGACGATTCTGGTTCATTAGCAGAACACGAAGAAGATATGAAGGACCTTGATAAAGGACCTGCAAAAATCATCCAAGCAGAAGCTACTGAATTATCAGAAGACTCTAAAGCGGTTAAGTTAGAAGAAGATGAAGAATCTATGAATGATCATTATCCTGAAGAGGAAACAATGGACATTAAAGAAGAAATCATTGAAGCTATCATGACTGAAGTAGGACCTGCAATAGAGGAACTACGCAAAAAAATGACTGAGCACGAAGATATGTTGACAGAACACGAGGAAAAAATGAGTGAGTACATGAGTGCTCCATCATCTAAACCGACTGCAGAATCAAGATATGCTAAGTCTAGAAATAACTTCGAAAAACCTAAAGCAGTGTACAATCAAAAGAGGTACGAAAAAGCTTTATTTAAATTAACAAACTCTAAAAATCAATAATTATGGCACTAGATGTATCAGCATTAAATGACTTTAATAATGAGTTAGCAGGTAAATTAGTCTTAGACTCAGTTTATACTGGTAACACAGCAGAGTACGTTAGCGTTCAGGAAGGCATCAAATTTCAAGAGCCTCTTAATCTTGTATCAGTAGCACCTTACTTCCAAGGAGGTAACGCCGTTTCAACTGCTTCAGGATCAGCTGACTTTACTCAACGTAACATAACCGTCACAAAAAGAACGGCTTATGATGCATGGAACTTGCAACTTCTTACGGAGAAGTATACAGGTAAAGCTTTCTTACCAGAAGGCTCTTACGAGGACACAATGACAATCTTAACAGAAATGTCTGCAGACCTTGTAAAAAAATCACAACAAAACAACGATGACTTTATTTGGAACTCTATTAGTGGATCAACATTCGCTAATTCAACTGTAGTACCTCAAGCAGATGGATTCAAGACTTTAATCTCAGGATCTACTTCAGGTGTTAACGTAGCAACAGGAATTGGAGCTAACGCAATAACTGCATCAACTGCTTACGACCAGATCTCTACAATGTTAGAATCTGTAGACGTAAACGTACTAGATGCTCCAGACCTAACAGTATGGTGTGGAACTTCAGTATTCCAAAGAATAATCAACGGATTAACTACTCAAAACTTATTCCACTTTGACCCTACAACAGTAGCTAAAAGAGGAGGTTTTTACGAAGTCCCATTACCGGGTTACCCTAATATTTCTATAATTGGGACTTACGGTTTAAGATCTTCGGAGAGAGTAATAATTGGACCAGCATCTGATATGGTAGTAGGAACAGATTTATCTTCTGATACTACAAACTTCCAAATGTGGTACGATATTAATGGAGATTCCCTTAAATATAGATTAAGAAATAAATTAGGTGTACAAGTTGGTCACCCAGAATATTTCGTATCTAACGACCAAGCGTAAATAGAAGCTTTATACAGTATATGGGGTTTTAATTAACCCCTAATACTATTTTTTTAACCTTTAAAAAATAACATTATGGCATGTAATTTAAGTAGCGGATTTTCTTTAGGATGTCGTGACAATATTGGGGGCATAAAAAACTTATATATCTTATCTGGATCAGTAACTAGTGTTACAGCATCATCTGGTGCTATTAGTAACATAGCAGGTACAGGTACTTTCTTTAAGTTTGAGCTACCAAGAAATGTCGGTGACTTTACAGAAACTCCAACACCAAGTTTAGAAAACGGAACAGTTTTTTATTCTCAGGTAACAAATTTAGCTATGCATAAGTTACAAGCTTCTATAAGAAATCAAGTAAAAGTATTAGTTCAAAACCCTGATCTAAAGATTGTTGTTGAAACAAACAACGGTACAGACGATTATGTAGGACAATTCTTTTATGTAGGAAGATACAGAGGAAGCACTGTAACAGGTGGAACAGGTGGTACCGGAACTGCAATGGGAGATGCAAATCAATATGCATTAACTTTTGAAGCAATGGAACCTTATCCAGCAGAAGAAATCACCACTACTGGTGTATTAACTGATGCGTTAACTACTATCACAGTTAGCTAAACTGAATAAGAATAAGGGTTGGTTTAATTATCAACCCCTATTTTTTTAATTTAAAGATATGTTAAACATATACCCTACTCAAGCAACAGGAAGTGTTGCAATATGGCCAGCAACTGGTAGTCGTACTGGTGCTAACTATAAACTAGAGCTAACTAATGACATGAATATGAATTCATCGTCATTTTCTTTGTCTCTAACAAACACTCCTAATAACCTAAGTGAGTATATGCAGTTAGATTATCTTTCAGGCTCTGCAGGTATACCAAGTGCTAGCGGTTTATATAGTTATGAATTAAAAGCAGATATAGCAGGAGGACAATTAAAATGGACTGAAGCTTCTAATTTATGGACAGCTATTCAAAGTCAATGGACTAACGTTACAACAGCAAGTGGAATATTTGAAACAATAGACAGTGGTAGAGCATTTGTATATGGAACTAATGATCCAGAGTTTACAGAAAACATTACCTCAAATGAAAACGGTACTTATATAACTTACTATTCATAAAATGGCAGATAATAAAAAATTTAATTTTACAAAAATTAATAACTCCAAGTTAAGAGAATTTAACCATAAGGAGTATAAAAAAGATAAAAACGAGAAGTTCGTAAAAAATGGAGACGATAATATGTTTCCACAACACTTAATTGAAATGTATAATAAAAGTTCTGTTAACGCAGCTTGTATTAATGCTATAGTTGAAGGTATTATAGGACAAGGGTTAACAGCTAACGATGAAGAATACACAAAGAGAGCTAATTCAGCTGGTGAAAGTTGGAATGACATATTCACTAAATGTTCTCTAGATTTTAAACTCCACGGTTCGTTCGCCATGGAAATAGTTTACAGTAATGACAGAACTAGGCTAGAGGCTTATCATGTTGACTTTAGTTATCTAAGAGCTAAAGAAAAGAATAAGTACGGCCACATCCCTGGTTATTTTATCTCAGAAGAATGGGACAGAAAAAATAGATTTTCAGGTATTGTTTATAAAAGCGAGGATAATATGGACTATCTGCCAGTATACAATCCCGATAAAAAACAAGAAGAACCTCATCAAATCTATGTTCACAGAGACTACAGACCAGGGCAATCTTACTATCCTCTACCGGATTACGTAGGAGCATTAAGAATTATCGAACTAGATACTTCTATTGATGACTTTCACGTAAACAATATTAAGAATGGTTTAGCACCATCACTTAGTATTACCACTTTTACAAATGGCACACCGGATCAATTAAGAGAGATAGAACAACAGCTATTAGCAAATTATGGTGGTACTAACAATGCAGGTTCACTTATGTATATTGACGTACCAGAAAAAGAAATGGCACCAGTAATTACTCCAATACCTCAAAATGGAGCTGATGGGTACTATACTACCATTAATGATTTAGTAATGCAGAAGATTTTAACTGCACACAGAATTACTAGTCCAATGCTATTAGGTATCAAAACAGAAGGACAACTTGGTGGAAGAGCAGAGTTAATAGATGCTAATTTATTATTTATGAATTTAGTTATCTTACCTTTCCAGCAAGACCTATTAGGCTGTTTTGAAATGATAATGTCATTTAACTATCCTGATGTAGTGTTAGGTATAGAGCAAAAAAGATTACTAGAAGATGGAGAGCAAGATGAAGAAGTAATCGTTGGAACAGACACAACAGATGCTGAAGAAGAAGCAGTAAGTGATGAAAACGTCACAGATACTGACACAGAAGGTGAACCTTTATTAGCTTAAATCTATTTAATAGTATGACAACCACCTTTTTAATTTCAGAAGCAAAAATAAGAAGCTTTACTAGCTTGAATGATGCTGTTGATTCAGCACTTATTAAGAACTGTATAAGAACAGCTCAAGATGTATGGCTACAAAATATAATTGGTACCGTACTATACAATAAACTTCTATCTGATGTTGATGCAGGTACGTTAACAGGTAACTATAAAGGATTAGTTGATGACTACATACAAGACTTTTTATTGTATGCAGCTTATTACGAAACTTTAGAAGAGATTTACCTAAGACCAAGAAACAATGGTTTACTAAGACCTAATGGAGGAGAGAACTCTGACCCAGTTGAAAGAGATCTTTATGATATGAAAAGACAGAGCATTAGAAACAAAATGGACTACTACAGTCAAAGACTAACAGAATACATCTTAGAGGAAGATAATCTATTTCCAGAGTTATCACAAGATACTAAATTATACCAACAGCTACCAGACTATACTAATAAGTATAAAAATCCATTTGTAATGAGAGGTAGTTACTATTTAGATTTTGCTAGAGAGTACGGGATTAGAACATACGATACAAGATACAAACAATACCCTCAATAATGGCAGCAGATTTTAACTTAACCAATCAATACATATCAGCAAGTTTTGACAACCTTATGCAAAACTCTGGTAGTATACCAGTAAATGGATTAGGAACACAAATTAATAACCTAACAGTTACTTCTTCTT